ACTAGGTTGCCTGTGGTGACTTCTACGTTCGAGTCGATGATCATTCGGTAGGCATTCGCTGTAAAATCTCTAATAGCGAATTTTCCTCCCCCGATTGACGATGAATTTGCAGTACAATTGAAGTGATATTCTTTACCACCCGTTGCAGTGCTCTTCATAATTATCTGAGTTGTAGAAAGATTATCTGACTCGATATGTAGATCGCCGCTCGGCGCACTCGTCCCTATGCCGACTCTTCCCACATTATCAATGACCATTTGATTAGTGTTTGCTGTCTTGAAATAAATTTTATCGCTAGACGTTTGCCCCGATGTTGTTGATTCAAATTTAATACCAACTTTGCCCGTAGTATCGCTTGATACGTCAAGACCGAAATTTAATCCATATAAAGTCGGATTTGGACTAACTCCAGTATTGTAAAATTGATTAAATGTAGTTTGTCCATAACCGCCACCACGCACTAATGTTAAAAGGTTTGTATTTCCTGCCCCCGATGGTGACTCAACCTCTAACTTTGCATTCGGCGAACTCGTTCCGATGCCGACATTTCCAAAAGAACTAATTCTCATTTTTTCAGACAATGTCCCAGTATCAGCAAACCCAGAATGAGTAGCAAACGTCAATGCTGTATTTCCTGTTCTGACATCAGCAGTGGAATCAGAACCATCGTACTCAGCTTTAACAAATGCAACGGTATTAGTGTTATGATTTGAATATCTAGGGTTAGTGTCTGCGATAAATTCTAGCTTAGTACCTTGAGTTAAGTGAGTATTGCTACCTGTACCATTATTAACATTATCAAAATTACCAATTTTAACGTCACCGCTCATCACGCCAGTATTTACATCTAGTTTTCCGCTCGGCGAACTCGTTCCGATGCCGACGTTGCCGTCTGCGTCTATTCTTACTCTTTCTGTGAGTGTGCTTTGATCTCCCGTCGAAAAAGATAGTCCTGCTTTACCGATAGATGCGCTTTCATTAATTGATTGAATTTTCCCAACAACACCTGCGCCTGGCGTTGAAGGGTCTTTTTGATTAAACTCAAATGTACCAATAATATCACCCTCGCCGAGAGTGCTATCGTCTCTGTTAATTCTTATTGTTGGATTCACAGAATCCATAATTTCTAAGTTAGAAGTTGTTGCCGGTGCGGTTGTGCCTATCCCTACATTGCCGCCGGTATAAACTAAATCGCCTGCGGTATATCCGCTCTCCCATTGACCTTCATACAAGTCTACTGTCCAACCGTAAGAGCTTTGGAATATACAGCGAATCAATGCTCCGGTGCTTTTACTAACAACGTTGGAAGCTGCGCCGTTAATGTTTTGGCCGTTCCTACCTATCGTTAGGTTGTTAGTCCCAAAGCTGCGCTTCTGATCCATCAAAAGTAATTGATCGCCTGTGCTTGGATTAAGCGGTAAAGTTACCGATACAGCTGCGCTAGATGTGTCGATCATATATAAAAAGTTTCTAGCTGCTGTGAAATTTGCATTTTTGAATTCAACAGTTGCGTCAAAAGTAGATGAATTAATGAAGCTAATCGCCGAATTCATCTCACTTACAAAAGTGTTTTTAATATGATTAAAAAGTGCCGGTGCTTCGGTCTCAAAGTTTGGATCTGAAGTCGCCGGAACGGTTGGTAGGTTGCTTATTGTTGGGACTGTCACGATTGATATCCTCCAATGCTCGAAATATTGAGCGAATAACCAAAACGGTCTGGACGATTCCACGTAACCGCCGGTTTGCGTTCAATTTTACCATAAAGTAATAGCTGTGAAATAAAACCATCGGTGTTACTAGGTTTTAATACAAATACTTTATAATCTGAGTTGTTATATTTCCATAAGTTTTCAAGTCCGATTGCTTCTTGTCGAGAGCATGAGACACTTGCAGTAGCGTTAAAATTAACCGGCCTAATGACCTGATTAAGCGAACCGTTGGAGCTTTTTCTATATATAGAATTGTCTTCTATATTCTTACTTGTGCCGTATTGCGCTACTCCAAAGCTGCGCCCGATTCCTGCGAATACAAGGCCTATGCTCGGGTTGCCGGTGCTCTTTGTGATTTGTACTCTCATTGTCGCATCTGTCAAAATGTCGGTAAGCTGTAAATAATACTTGTCGATCAAAATAGATTGACCGGTGAAGTAATCGGTGTAAGTCTTGCAGAACGAAAAGCTGATAGTTTTATTTACAACACAATCACTCGTATTAAAGCGTACAATCTTCACCGCTTGCCCTGCTGATTCAGTTACTAAACTAGTTTCGGCGATTGTTAAACTTGTGGCTGTAGGAGTACCCGAAACAGTAAAAAGCCCGTTATTCGCTGAATTTTGGAATCCATAGACGGCTATTGTGTCGCCGTTCGAAAACACCGAAAGGTCAACGCTACCCGAAGCGGTAAAAGTGCTCGGATTTGTTGCGCTGATTGTTGTGCCTGTTTCAACTGGCACAGTGCTGTTATGATCGACGATTTGCAATATTCCTTGTTCTGCCGAAACATTAAAAAAGCTAACAGTATCAATCGAACCGCAGGAAATCAAAATGTCGGAACTTGTCGAGCTGCTTTTTGCTATCTGCATCGGCTGTTTATTTATTGCGTTTTCTTTTGGGTATACTGGATCCTCATTACTCATCGCAACAACAGAAATTAAATTATTTGTTTTTACTATCTGCATATTAATCTCCGAATACTATGTTCTGCGCTATGCCTCGAATCGTTGTTTGACCACTTGAGAAGTCCCAAGCTATTTCTTGTATGTGTAGATCTCCAGAGATCCAGTCAGTAAACTGCACACGTTGGCCTGGAAATATCGAACTGTCGATTCCTTCGCCGTCGATTGTATAAACTATCTGTATACGATCCCAATCTAAAAAAAGATCTTTCTTTTTTGTCAGTGCTGTTGTTATTGCACTCGCATTTATATCAAATGCTTGTACTGTTTCAGTTGTGCCCACGTCGATACCGGTTGTTACTTCTGTTTTTGTCTCCAAGTTTAATACGCTTTGAGGGCTTGCAATAGCGATTCTCTGAATCCAGTTACTCGCAAAAGAAAATAAAACATCTTTTGTTAAGTAGCTCACACCTTCATCACGATTGATTGAATATTGATCGAGTGATTTACTGCTGCTGTATTGCTCTTTGTCTATCAAATACATTAATTTAGCTGCTCGATCAAAAATGAATATATGCTCATGGTATGCACAAATGCCCTTTAGAACATCGAGTATTTTTTGCTGAGTTACAAAACCGTAATTAATTGCAGCGGTTGCGCTTGAATGCTCTTTGCTGAATCCGTAATAGCCCTGCAATGTGATTGTATTTCCTGCGCTCTCATCAACAAGCGTACCAGTAACGACAACGTAATAACCCGATGCATCGACTGAGCTGATTCTATAATATCCATTGTTTGATGTGCTTCCAGATATCTGTATTCTCTGCCCTGTTATATCTGTATCTGCTCCGGCAAAACCTAGAAAAATTGGACTTGTTGAGCTTATGCGCTGATTTGATGCGGTGAAGCTTATCGTATTATTAATAAGCTTTTGATCTCTGACTTGTACGAGTCCTGACAAGGTTTCTGCTAAAGTCTCAAGCGTGTTGTATTCGCCTTGGATGTCGATAGATATTTCGTTAACTGGGGCTAGTCCTTGCAAAGTAAAATTAAAGGCAGTCGACTCAAAATCATCGTATGCCGGATCTGCTGCGCCATGATGCGACCAATCAGTATTATTTGTATTCGCTCCTGTCGGACTCATCGTTGCAGTTCCTGATGTGTTGTTTCTTTTATAGTGATAATCTCCGTAATTTATATCCTGTGGGTAAGTGTAACTAGTTGTGACATCTTCAAAAGCTCTGTATTGTGCGCCCTCATAAACAGCGGTTAAAGTTGTTCCACCGGTGTAGTATTCTAAATTATTGTCATCTTGTAGTAGGGGACTAAAATTATTCAATGTGCCGATAACTTTGGGAAGTACTCGGCCTTGAGTGAATGAACTTGGATTGTTTATATCCTGCGCCGGATCAAGCCAGTCAGAATCATAAATGTCCGATTTTAATTGAAATACTATAGAAAGCTCGTCAAGATCTCGGATGATCCCTTTCACGTTATCAAACAAAACAAAACTGTCAAATTTAACGTAGAATTCAAATAGTTTTGTTTTATCGGACAAGTCGAAAATAGTCTGACCGTCTTCGCCTAACAAGCCTTTGCGCTTTAGCGTTACTGTTCCGTCATTGAGCTTAACAAATCCGCTATCCTCTGTATAACTTACTTCGCCGAAGTTGATAATTCCGCAAAAAAAGTACTGTGTGGTTCCTCGTTGATCTGTGTAGTATCCATCTGGATCGGAAAAGAATTCAATCTTTTGAATAGTGATCTCAAGTCCTGCCGGCTGTGTTGTAAGTGCTGCGCCGTCTACGACTAAAGCAGATGATGAAACGGTTACAATCTTACGCTGCAAGTCATTTGATGCGTTTAAGCTTCCCTTGATTATGATCTTATCGCCAACATTAAAGCCAGTAAAATCATTAGCACTCGTTGCAATGGAATTGCCCGAAAAGCTAACAGTCGAGCTAGTATAAAAGTCCTGCTTACATTCTAGATGAATCATGCGCTAAGCCCTCGATATCTTTGCAACTCTTCGCTGACTTTTCTGGCGTTTAGATAGACCGTTGGGTCTTTTTGGTCTCGTAGCTGCTCAAGGATCAATGACAATAGCTCGATTGTTCTTGCTGTGTCGTAGCTCGGAGCCTCGGAAATTGGAGCACCGTATTTACTGCTTGCTCCTGTGCTGCTTAAGTAGCTACGTACCGCCGGAGCGTCATCTTGTCTAATAACCATCTCGCCCCTGTGCAGCATTGCAGGCTGTACGGTTCCGTTGATGTTCCATGCTCCTTTTGCGAATGGTTTAGTAGATAAATCAATTGATTGAAGTTGCCCAGATACGTAATAGTCATATCTAGAAAAACCAATATCCTGTGAGGATTTATACGATTTACCTCCTAATGTATCGCTACCAGATTCGACTGCGCCACTAGGTGTTATTACTTTCTGCCCTATGGTTGCGCCAAACTCATTGTAATATAATCGCCTTTTATAACCTTTCTTTTCTATATACGCTCTTTGACCGTCTGCGCTAATCTTAGCTACTTGTTGGGCTCCTATGGCGTAATCGCTAAGTGATGAGCCAGTACCTGCCAATGCTCTTAATTGACCACTAGCAATAACAAATTGACTAAATGCGTTTACGTCACCTATTGCCGGCTGCTCTGTAGTTAATTGAGTTTCCTGCTCGATTGCTGTTTTTAGTTTTAGTGCATTATCTGCTATTGTCTCAAATACGTTTGCAGTATTTTGCGCAATCGTCTGAAGGTTTACACTCGTAGATTGTAGTGGTGTAGATGTAGATACTAAAGTATTCGATAAATCTGTTGTTTCTTGTCTCGTTGTTTTTGTTGCGCTAGAACTGTCATCAAGCTGAGTCTCTAAACTTGCTAGAGTCTCCGCAAAGCTTCCGGTTTTTGTTTTTGTTGTTGTGCTTGCTGTGCCTAATCCGTCGATTGAACTGTTGAGCTTTCCATCGCCAGAAAGTGCACTTGTTGCATTGTCGCTGTTTGTTTTGAGTCCTGCTAGGGAACTGTTAAGGTTTCCGTCTCCAGAAATTGAATCCTTAGCTCCTTCGCTGCTTGTTGTTAAATTCTTCGTAGCTTCGTCAAGAAATGCAAAGCTTGTTTTCAGTAAATCTAGATTATCCTTAAAAGTCGTCGGGTCTGCTTCAGATGTTGCAGTGACTAAATTCGCTGCAAGACTATCGAAAGCACTTTTTACATTTTCTTTTATTTTGCTGTAATTCGCATCAGTTCCGAAAACTGTTTGGGCTTGATCTAGAAAAGTCTTACTGACATTCTGAAATTGTGCGATTAATTGTTCATCTGCTGAGGTAAGCTCAGAAAAATCTATTTTATCAATTGCTTCGCTAGTCGCCACAAACTTCTGTTTGAGTAGCTCAAATTTATCAACTGGTATCGCTGATGATATATCACCGGCTGTCAATGAATCTAAATCTTGCAATACTGAAAAAAGTATTCCATTTATTCCTTCTGCGCTGCTTTTTTGTTGGTTCAATGCTGATTGCTGCTGCGCTGCTATTTGTGTCTGTAATCGGTCAACCGCTTGCACTTGGGCAAAATACTGTTCTGATAACTTGATGCGCTCCTCAAGCTGTCCCTCGTTGAGGCTTGCAAGCTCTACTGATAAATTCCGTAACTCTTGTTGAGCATCTGCAAGCTTGATATCAAGTGAAACATCTTTAGTTATAAAATCAGTGATCTGCTCAGAAAGTCGCTCATACCTTGTTAACAAATTGCTCAAGTTCGAACTAGATTGAGTTGTCTGCTGAACACCTCCACCAAAACCGCCAAAGCTCATAGGATGCGCTGTTTGTGTGGCTCTTGGTCTTGCTGCTTGCGTGACAATTGAAAAGCCTTGGCTCTTTACGTAATCTGACCAGTCGCTCCCGAAGCTTGAACCGGCAGGAAACCGGCTTGCTCTTTCTGCTGCTTGTGCTGCTTCTGCTTGTACTTGAATTGCTTGTACTTGTGTTTTTGCTTGTCGCTCAATCGCTTGAGTTGTTCGGCCTGTTGCAATCTCTTGCTGCTGTTGCGCTTGCGTTACTTTCTTAATTGCTTCTGTTGCTTTGTCGTTCTCTGTATTCAGATCTTTTGTTTTGTCTGTCAGATCTTTTGTTTTCTTTGTTTGATCGCCTATTGCTTTAGTTTGATCGTCTACAACGTCTCTGTTGTGATCTATTGCTTTAGTTTGATCTTCTGTTGTTTTCTTTTGAAGTCTTGCTGCTTTGTTTAGATCTACGAATTTATTTTTTAAGTATTCAACTCTGTCCGCTTGTTTTTCTATAAATTCTGTGCGTGTATCTAATAACTCTCTTACACTTTCCGCTGCCCTCTGTGTAGCGTCAGATAAGCCACCGACTAAAGCATCCCTCCAAGATTTAGCACTATCAAAATCAAGTGTTAAAGCACTGCCTACCATTTTTGCAAAATCTAAAGCACTTGACGCAGCATCGCCCAAAGCACGTCCGAACAAGGTAGCAAAGCTTTGAATTGCCTTGATATTCAACTGAATACTATCGACTACATAGCCGAAACCCTGACCGAGAGTAAGCATAACCTTGCCGGCAAATGAGAAAGCTTCCGTTAATCCGGTAGTTTTACCGGTTAAGTCTTTAACTTTTCCGGAAGCATCAGAAGTTTTACCGCCGATATTTGTAAACTGCTCGACTATTATTTTACCGACTTCTACAACGGCTCTAAAACTCTGCTCATTAGCTTGGATGCTTTCGGTTAATCCGTCGATGAATATTTTTAGATCATCTCTGATTAGATCCTCAAAAATACTAATCCGAATACCTTCAACCGCTGAGCTTAATTTGGTAAAAGATCCCTGCAAGGTATCCATCTGCTTTTTGGCTATCTCGTCAGCAACGTCACCCACGTTTTTCAATTGGTGCGCCATCTCTTCGACTGCTGCGATTCCTCCGCTTTGCTGCAAAGTCAATAATGCGCCTCCGGCCTCAGTGCCGAAAATTGCTATCATATCTTTGCTGCTTGCACCTGCATTTTCTAGATCTCTGAGAGTCTCAACCAGATTTTGACCGACTTCTACATTCAAGCTTTTAAGCGTATCCGCTGCTTTTTTTGTTGGGTCGATAAGCGTAGCCATTGCTTGACGCAAAGCTGTACCGGCTCTAGTGCCAGAAACACCGGCATTACCAAAGATCCCTAGAAAACCGTTAAGCTGTTCGAAACTTACGCCTGTTGTTGCTGCGATACCACCTGCATAACTAATAGAACTTGCTAGGCTTTCAAGCGTGGTGTTGCTGCTTGTAAAAGTCTCGACAAGTACATTGTTGACGTGAGCAAGATCTGAGACTTGCTTGCCCATCGAACTCATGACATTAGTCACGATATCCGCAGACTCACCCAATGAAACGCCGGAAGCTGCTGATAGCTGTAAAACTTTCGGCAGTGCTGCGATGCTTTGCTGAGCTTTGAAACCTGCTCGACCCATTGCTTCAAGTGCTGTGGCTGCCTCTGTTGCGCTGAACTGGGTTGTCTTGCCCATCTCCTTAGCTGCTGCGCTTAAGGCTTTTGACTGCTCCGCTTGCGCTTCTAAACTCTGCGTTGATTTAACAGAGATAGCGACAACCTTCGCCATCTGTTGTTCAAAGCCTGCGCCGACTGTTACAGACTGCTTGAGTTGATCGGTAAGAAAATTCGCAGCTTTGGAAAGTGCTGCAAAAGCTATCTGGCTTTTGAGCATAGCACCTGCCATACTCTCGCCGGATTTTGTGACTTTGCCGGAACTTTTAGAAACGTCTAAAAGGGCTTTTTCTAGATTTTTAGCGTTACGTACTGCGCTACTTGTATCTAATCCTATACCAAAAACTTCGATATCTGCCATGCTTTAACCCCTATCGAAATTCCTGTATAGGTTTTCGATTGATAGAATTATCCGGCGTGTCTCCGTCCTATACAATATTTTAACATCTTCGCAACAAATTTTGACAGTTTCTAGCCTTATCTTGCCGGCCCCGTCCCACGACTGGCATAGATGCCAAAGATCTAGAAACTTATTAGACCAAAAGCATAAATTGCCTTCGGCTTGTTCTAACTCGTCTAACTCTTTCGGTCTAGGCTTTCCTAGCACTTTGTTATATTTTTCGGCTTCTTTTAGTTCTCTGTAGCGCCCTGCAACGCCGAATTGAACTGTGCAAAACGCCGTTACTTTTTTTCGATTGCTTCAAAATCAAGCTCGCATGATTCTTTCCAGAAGCTTTGATCGAATAAGCGAGAAAATACAAAAGCGTGAAAAATTGAGTTCTTCATAAACTCGGAAGCATTCTTTTGACTGAAAGGGATCTTTTTACCTTTGTACTTCAAGCCGTCCCAGTTGCATACTAAGTGCTTGCTGACTGCTTCCAGTATATCGTTTGTCTTTTGCTGTTGGTCTTTTTCGCTTTTGATAATCTCAACTCTTGCGTCGATGAATTCTGGCGATGTGTCGGGATTTCTCAACTCGATCCAGGCTTTTGTTTTTTGCTCCGTAAAGTCTTCAAAAGTGAATTTTTTAAGTTTTGCTATGTGCTCTGAAAATTCCATTGCGTGTCTCCATGTAAAAAGACTAACCTTTCCCCAAAGCGGAGACACGTACTGCTCCAGAGTCCGGCTAGTCTAGTTGTTAGTTTATTGTTATGCGTTTAATACGTGTATTATGCAGTTTGTTCCTAGTGCTGTATTTTTTTCTGACTTAAAAGGAATGTTTTGCAACAATGCCCCGTCATCAGCTCGCTTCACAAGTTCTTGATCCGCTTTTGCTTGAGGAACGTGTACAGCAATTACATTACCCGAAACATCAGCCATGAAAAACACAATCGGGAAAGTTGAACCGTTCCGAATGCTTGTCAAGATAGGCTGAATAGTTTTACAGAAATAAGGTGTGATTGTTCCTGTTACGTCTCTAGATCCTTCAACTAAATTAGTCGCTTCGTCGTCGCCTACACAGTTTGTAGGTGATAGGTTACTAGTCAACGATAAATTACCTGCTGTGATGCAGTGTTGATCTCCATCAAGTGTCATGTATCCAAGATTGTTTTCCATTTTTTGACCGCTTCCGGCATCAGAACCAGGGCGATAGAAAAATACTTTGTCAGCATCTGCAATGTCATCTTGTAAAGTAGGGGAAACAGTGACAGTACCGGCAGCGAATGAGCTGACAGTATATCGAGTGTTTGTTGCGTCCCCTGCAATATGCATAATGTCACCTGCTTGAGGATCTGTTGTCCCTCCAGTGATTGCAATAGTTGTATCTGGTGCTGTTTGCGCTCCGTCCACTACCCAGTCATAAGGGCCGACTAATCCATCATTAGCAAATGTGTTATTTAGTCCTAAGAATTCAAAACTAAGCCCTGGAGCTCCACCTGGTGCAACGTCTAAAGACATTGTATTTACTTGCTCACCTGATAAGCGAATAAAAGAACCCTCAGTATTTACTTGGCTCATTCGCTTTTCAATAGTGAAACTTGATGGATAATTACCGCCGTTTTTAGCGTAGGTTTGCGTAAGAGTTGCGGAAACTGTGCTTTCTGCTGCGAAGCTTTGCGAGTCTGAAATCTTACCGATTTTTACAGAAAGACCAGAGCTTAAAACCTCAACGACTCTGAAAATATCATTCATCGCTGAAGCACTGAAGCCCGAAACCTTAATGGGGCCATTAACAATAACATCGGCGAAAGGTGTACCGCTACCTGCTGCAATTGTACAAGTTCCGTCTCCATTGTCTGTGCTAGTTACTGTAACCGAATAAGTATCTGTAGTTAAAGCACTCTGACGCAAAAGAGAAAGGAAAAAATCATTGTATGCGCCTTTTTCTACTTGAGATGAGAAGCCACCTGTTAAAGTTCTAAGCTGTCGAACTGTTGAGGCTTTCATCCCATCGGATGCGATATCTCCGTCGAATTCTGTAGGTAGTTGTGATTCAAAGCTTTCCGATGCTGCTTTGATTTTGTAAACGCTTCCAGAAGTGGGTACACTTCCTGCGCTTGTTTCTTTAATGTATACGATCTCGGTTTGAGATCCTCGTGCAATTGATTCTGCCATTTTTAGCTCCTTGGATTCTGGTGATGGTTGTAAGGAATCAATACCACAACCTCATACCGATTATCTGTTACTCCTAAATTTTGTATTCTCCCTGTTTCGGTGTGAGTAGCTCCGAAAAAGGTGTTAGAAAAATGATTATTCAAATTGTCAGCATATTGTAACAGCGTTCGAGTTCCTGTACCATCTGCTTTTCCTACAATTCTAATAGAAAAAAGCCCGAAAGTGTTTACAAGTCCACCTACACCCGATTCTATTTTTATCGAGTCAGCCGGTTGTACACTAGGCACAATATAAACGCTATTTGTATCTGATTCTTTTTGAAGTGTGTTTTCCCAGAGTATGGGTGTACTTGTCCAAAAAGAACTCAAAGCTGATTCAAGGTTATTTTTAATCTCTAAGTAATTCATGCGATTTTGTTCCGAACTTTTTGAATTGCTATTTGTACCGCTTTGGATAGCATGAATTTACCAACTCTGCGCCCTGCGCCGAATTCTACAATTCGAGCGTATCTAACATTATTAGTAAGCCAAAGCACTCCAGACTTGAAAGCCTCGATCTTGTTTGTATTGTCTTGAATCTTGCTTGATCTGGCTGCTGTTTCGTCGGCTTTTGTCTTTCTCTCTGGCGGTGTTTTGCTGCTCGGTGTTCCTGTGCTAATCATCCACCCACCGACTAAACGCCCTGTATCAACCGGAGTTTGTAAAATTGTTTCTCGGTTGATTGTTAGCATCATAGATTTTGCAGCTTTACTCGGTGCTGCGTTAGTCTTTTCGACGTATTCATTGATTGTGCTTTGTAGTCGGGCTAGATCCATGCTAAGCATTGTTCACCGCCTCTACCCTGCACTCTGTCATGATTTGATTTGTTTTCGGTATAGGCTGCACCTCAAGCACTCGATACACTTTAGATCCCACAGTGATTTCGCTGTTCGGCGGTACTTCGCTTACTGTATCAAGTAGTAACCTAAGTTCACCGGCTTTTATTTCTAGGCCGGTCGCTTGTCGTTTGTATACTGATAAGTAAGCTTTAACCGTTTCATTGGTTGAATATGTAACTGTAGCTGCGCCGGTTGTGGCGTTGTATGTTGTCGTTGGATTAAACTTTAATGATACGCTCGACTCAACAAAGTCATCAAAAGCATTCAAAATACTATTTTTCATTTTAACGAATGCTTGTTTCATTGTTTAAGCTCTTTCTAATCTTAAAATCCTAGCACCGCCAGGTCTTCCGACGATTAAGCCAGTTAGAATAGTGTCGATAAAAGAAAAGTCATCAGGTAACTGCTGACTATTCTTAGGATTGAAAAATTCCTGCTTACCCAAGCCTTCGAGTTCCTGACTTTTTATATTAGTGCTTGGAACTGGATCTAGTGTGGTTTGATTCTCTGCTCTAATCGCATACTCATATACAGCTTGCTGTACTTGTGCCGGTATCGCTGTTTTGCTTAATTCCGTTCCTGCAAAATCTTTTGCTCCGTCTTGAGGCCAGTGCAAAGCTTGAGTACTGACCGCTTTTTTTTGTGTTTTCCAGTAAGCTCTATAACAATTATCGAGCCAACTAGTAGCACGTATCAAGGCTACTTGGGCAGCCGATTCACTAAGAACCGACAAGCCCAAGTTTTCACGGTATTGATTCAACTCGGCAACACTTGCATAAGAGTTTGCACCGCTTGCTGATACTGTCGAATTGAATACAATCGCCATGCTATTTAGCCTTTCTTAGAACGTGTTTTGCAAATTCGTCGTGATCATTTTCAAGCTCAAAATAATGAACGTGCTTGATCTCGTCGTACTTTGCTTTTTTGACTTCGCCCCGAAACATGAAGGATGCAACACGAACGTCTACACGCCTTTTTTGTTTAACCGGTTCTAAGTCTTTTAGTTGTTTCTTTTCAGCCATGCTTTATTCCTTACACTGATAAGTTATGAAGTGCTCCGTGCTTGCTTTCGTGACCGAAATCTATACCGATCTTAGCGAAAACCTCACCAATTTCACCTTGACCTACGTTTGCAGTAGATCGGAATGAAATTTGTGGTAACCCTGGAGTTGTGTTAGAAACACCTTCACAATGTCCCATATCCACAGCTAACAAAACGCCGGAGGGTACAAGGTCGTTGTATACTAACTTGACTGGTGGCATACCTGGAATAACTAGCTCTAGCAAGTTGATACCTCCACGACTTTCGGATCTTGGCTGAACTCCGTAAAGTGTATTTATGTCCATTAAAAGATTAGATCTACACATGAAGTACATATCTTCCATATCTGCGCCGTTATCAAGCATAGACTCGGCTAGGCTTTCGATTAAAGGCTTAGAGATTGCAACCGCTGAAGCGTCGATCTTGTTAGTACTCAAAGCTGTATAAAGCCCGTTGACTTGGAAAGCTGTAGCAGGATCTGACGAACCATCAGCACCCACGCCGTTAATAATTGAAAATTCGAAATCTCTTTTCATTTGCTCAAGATGAATCATAATTTGCTTTTGAAACTCTTGCATTGCGAAGATATCACCATCAATCGCATTTCCGCTGATTGATCTATCAGACAATTTAAGATCTGAGAATTTAACGCCTTCTCGCATTACTTGACAGTAATTTGTATTTTGTGTGGTTTGGTACACTGTACTAGTAGCACTATTAAAAGTCGAATTCTCACTATGCGAAGGTTGTGAGGCCGAATCGAGCGAATACGACTGGCTCATATTGAAGTGCATTGCTCCGACTTCTCTAAATGGTGACTCTTCACCTCGTTCTAGTGCTCCCATTCCCAAAAGACTTGAGAAAGGATATTTTCTTTGACCGATTCCGATCCACTCACCTTGGTAGTTGGCTAGGTTGGTGATTAACCCACTTGCTGTAGTAGATGCCATTTTTTTACTCCTTTTATAAGTTTATTCCGGCGTTAATCGCCTTTAACCTAAATTTTTGTATTGCGTTTTTATTTCCGCTGAGTACAGCCTCTTGATACCCTTTGCGAATTTCTCGCTCTTGGGTTTTAGAGGTTTGCACTTTGTTGATTTGTCCTCGAATCCCAGAACCCTCGAAGCTTGCGCCAGAACTTGCATCTTTACTTGCCCATGAATTACTTTTTAAGTAATCCTTGAAATAATCTTCGATGCTGATTCTGTCGCCCGTCATAGGGTCAATTTTTGGAGTTCCGTCCACGTCCAGAACAAATGCACCTCTGTCATCAGAGGCTATCTGCCCGTCGAAGAGTTTAACGCATTCTGAGCGCATTCCAACTGCTTCCGCTGCTCTTGCTGTTTGTTGCTGCATTTTCAGCTTTGCGTTTTGTTGTCTCTCAAAGCTCATTTGATCCTGCATTGCTTTTAATGCTTTTTGCATCTCTAAAAGCTGCGCTGAATCTTGTGGTTCTTCTTTCTTCTCTTCTTGCTTTACCGCTTTGCTGTTTTCAGATTTTAATATCTCGATTTGCGCTTTGATTCGCTCCGCTTCCGCTTTTGCTTCTCTTTCCGCTTTTCTTTGATTCTCTAAAGTTCTTAAGAGTGGGCTCGGGTCATAGAACACTTTCCCGTCTTCCTCAATCAAAAACTTCTTATCATCTTCGTTTAGTTCGTTAAAATCTTCAACGCTGTAAGCTGTTAAAACTTTAGACATAGTTGTCACTCCTTGGCATCTCGCCTAGTTTGGGATTTTTGAGCGTCTCGCTCGGTTTGGTTTTTTAGCATCTCGCTAAATGTATTATAACGCATTTATTTACTTTCGTTCAATTTTCGGCGTTTTCTTTGTATGCTTGCTGCTCTTGTACTAATTTGTGGCTTTTTCGCTTTAATTTGCTTGTCACGCCTCCGTATCTCCTGCAATGCTTCGCTTTTTATGCCGATCAGGTTCGCTAGCTCTTCAACTGTGCGAATTCGGCCTTGTCCGTCAAGTAGTTGCTTCATGCCTAATTTGCCACTCTGGTACATTTTATATCGCTGTGGGCCGAGCCAGTTTATTTGATCTTGCTTGCTCATCTGTTTGAAAAATACGTCGAAGCTTGTAAATTTGCTTGATTGTTTTGGTACTTGTATATCCATCACCTTATCAGTCTTTAACTTAAACTGACTTTTGATCTCGCCTCTTTCTGTTGCAACAATTTTCTGTTGCCAAGTTCTAGCTCTTTGGCTCATCGTCTTCGGATCGTCAAATTCACCGAAAGGCACAATCTGAGATCTACAATTTATATGCGCCGGTGGTCTGATTGGAAAGTCTTCGAGCTTCTTTTTAATTTGTCCTGCTTTGCTCGCACAGATCTTTGATGTGCGGTTGTCTAGTGTCGTCACCCATTGATAACCATCTATTATGTCGGAAAAATTTTGCTCGTTGGTGTATTCTTTTGTGCGCTGCATCGCTTCCGCTATTGTTGTTCGTGTTAATGCGTTTACTTGATGAGTTTTGAGATTGTCTGTATCTTCTGTCAGTTCTCTAAATAGTTTAACAGTATCGTCGATGCCTAAACCTTCCGCAATAGAAAGCCTCAAAGCTTTTTTGTACTCTTTGCTGTGCTGCCTCATTAGCTTGTCGATTTCCTTACTCGGCTTGAATTGTCTATCTGTCTGCTCGTAGCCCTCAAGCGTGATATTGTCCGTTATACTTATCAGCATCTTAAGAGCATCAAAAGGGATTGCGTCGAATGTCTGTTTGATTTCAACGCCGGCATTCTCGAAAGCTTTGTTAGTTATTTCGTAACTGAATTGAGAAGCGATTCGATTATCAGATTCTAGATCTGTCTTAAGTCTTGCGTAAAGCGGTCTAAGCTCTTCATCGACTTGTGCGATTAGATTCCGGTATCTTGTTTGACTCTGAATCGTGTCCGATGCTGCAAGACTAGATTCTAAATAGTCCCGAATCTCTTCGAGCTGATTTGTGTAATTCTCAGCACTGGCAAAGTCAAACCGTTGTAGAAATGCTTGATCTCTTATGTACGTATCGAAAAAGCTCATTCATTTTCTTCTGGGCTTGGTTCTGTTCCAGAGAATACCTGTTCTTGTTCTATCTTCTCAAGCTGCTCTTGGTATGTTGTGTCAGTCTCTATGATTTCCTTATCTCTCAAAATATTGATAGCAAGATCCCCAGAGATTAAACCACTCGCCCAAGTCTTAACAATAGAGTCAACAAATCCGCTCGGTACTTGCTCTCTGACAAAATCCCGATTCAAATCTATTTTTGGAATCTCTTGCTCCTGCCCTCCGAGATAGAAAATAGAAGCAACACAAGCAGACTGAACCGCATTCTCACAAGAGTCTACAATTCTGAGAACTACGCTTGTATTAGTCATCTGCTGCCCTTCATACTCTGCTTTAGTTTTCATTGTTGATTGATCCGCTAGTTTGTTAGCTATCATGCTGCTTACTTGATATGCAAGATGTTTCAAATACTCAAAGGTTAATTTGAAAGGCTTGCCCTCGTATTCTAGAAAGTCAAGCGAGTCATCTTGTGGCAGTTCGAAAACTGAGCGAGGGGAGATAATAAGACCAGGTCTTAAATTCTGGTTATTCTCTGTAACTTCCGAGTCAATCGGTAAGCTTGATCGGTCGCTTTTATGTACTAACATTGGATAATTCGCAACTGCTAAACCGTTTTCAAATACTGACTCTTGATCTGCAAGTTTCAAAGCTTTTTTAGCTGCACTAAAAAACGGCACTTCCATATTATCCGCACCTTTGAAAAGAAAGAATGGCAATCTGTTCAATGTCTCGCCGGATACGTTACGAAACACACCTTGACTTGTCAGTTCCATCTCTTCGCTTTCTCGTTTCTCGTAGATCTGAAACACTGCTACAAAATTGTCGGGGTCTTTCTCTCGACTGAACGAAACATATTCACCCGATTCGAACTCTGCAAGTTCTGAACGCTCAATAAGTTTTAGACACAATGCTTTTTTGCATTCTTCATACTCATATTCCTTGTCCTTGCGTTCCGTCTGGCTTGCTGTAACTAAAACGACTCGCTTTAGATAATCCTCTCCTGCGATATACTCAGAACATAGATGTTTTCTGGAAATGTGCCTTGCATCGTAGCAAGACCAAACCGGTCTACCATTTACATTGTCAACAAAGATGCCACCTAAACCAGTCATGGCAGCCGGAAAAACTTCGGTACGTATAAAGTTTTGCCAGTCTCTTGAGGAGCTGTCAATTTTGTGTAAAAAGTCGGTTCGTGCTTCTTCTGAATTTGTAATGGTTGCATCTTTGCGTCCGATGATTCCAAGCAATGCGTTGATAGAATGTTTGTATACATTATAAGGGCTTGTTGTGCTCATGCGCCTAATATAGTCTTCTATCTGCTCGTGTTTGTGAGGTGGGAAGAAAATAGCGACATCGTTTACAAAGTCTTTGTATCTTAAAAAACCGGAGCTAGTTAAATAGCTGCTGTAATAGTTGTATGAGTTTCTAAATTCTATCCAGTCGGTAAGGCTTGGAAAATCGTTCATTAGCTCAAAGTGTGATGCAACTTTGAAGTGTTGGCTAAAGTTGTCGAATACTTCAAATATTTCCTCGTTCATTTTAGAATCCTTTTTGAGTCGCTGCTATTCCTTGATGTATAGGGTAGCGTGTCCAAGCCCAATAGCCAAGTGCCGTTGTTATATGTTGGTAGTCGTCCTCGACTTCTTGATAGCTCGAGCCTTTCATTAAATTAGTTTTGCTTAAGCCATTATCAACATACCGGCATTTTTTTACATTTACGTATAAATTCCGAGCCCCGAAGCTATTACATATTTGCGCCCTTAGTGAGTTTTGCCGGCTCTTGATTGCCGGATTAGGTTTGCAATGTCTTGTCACGTTCCAACCGTTAGACCTCAGGATCTGCTCTATAATTTTATAGTCGCTGCCTTGGTTGTGTTTTTCTCCTGCTGTTCCGCTGTAGTCGCCAAAAATGTAACAGCGTTTTGTTTTGTGGTTTTTGTATCTGTCTACAAATTCCAGAGCTGCGTTTTTAGCTACTGCACTAATCAAAATAATTTCATCAACTACATGGTTGCCGTCTTCGTGTTCTTGAATAATGCAGGAGCTTAGTGGCGTATAGTTGAAATCATGCGCCCATTGTATCGGCAATTCTAGATCAATAGTCTTGTGTGTTGCATTCTTGATCGAGTCGTAATCTGAATAGACTATGTTTGAGCCAGTCTCCCAACTTGCCTCATACTCTCGTCTGAATTGCAGCGGTGACAAGTCGCTCCTTGCTGCGTCTATTACTTCCTTGCTCAGAATCTCCGAGCTTTTCCAATGGTAGAATTCCCAGTTGTCATCTGTCGCTGCCTTCTTGCTCAACTCAAACAAAAGACCTTTACCTTCTGGCACTCCGCAAAGTATCGCCCAAGTGTTAAGACCGATTGTATCAAGTGCCGGTCTGATATGCGCTTGCCATGCTTCCTCTTTTAGATCGTCAGTTTCGTCTATTATTCCACCAGTCCATGGAATACCCTCGAATCGTGCCGGTCGGTCTAGTCCTATTATTCTAATCTCACTACCGTTTTTAAGAAACAGTTTACACTCCGACTCGTTCGGTGCTTTGCTTCTCAAGAAGTCCGGCAAGTATGCTTTTAGATCTTCCCAGAAAATCGCCTTTGCTTGTGGAAATGTTGGAGCTGAACAGAAATAGAGCCCTGGCGTATCGAGTGCTCGCATCACTAACTTTCGCTTTGCTGTGAAAGTCTTTCCGCTTCTACGTCCTGCTGCTATAACGATAAATCGAGCGTCACTATTAAACAAGTCGAATTGTGCTTGATGATAAATGACTTTCTGACTGTATATATTTTCAGTCGCCCGATTCATTTTTTGGTTTCTCGTCGTATGCTTTTCTGAATAGATTACTTAATCGCTTAAGATCTTCGGTGCTTGTGTCCTCCGATCTATCTTGCTTTTTGTTCGGCGTGTATCCTCTAGATTCACCTTGATTATTCAGATAGTACATTATAGCGTTCATCTGAGTATTCGGATGTTTTCTGTCCTTGAGTCGAAATAATAATTCTGATTCTGCTAGATCAAGTGTTTGTGCCTTTGCTTGTTTCACCACTTCCTGTAGTTTTTTGCTTTTGTTGACTCTTCGACTAATAGCCGAGCGGTACACTTTTAATTTTTTTGCAGCAATCGAAAGAATACCGCAACTTTGAATAAGTGCTTGCTCTAACTCCTCGTCTGTGAATTTTATAGGTCTGCCCATTTTTTATACGTTGCTTTCGTTGCTTTACTTTTTCTTTCTCTTATATCCTGCTGCTTTGATAGCTTTACCCTGTTTGACTGCTTTAGCTCGGCTTTTGTAGGTCTTACCTTTTTCGCCGTATTTGTAACCGCCCTTAGTTTTTTTAACTGGCATGATTTACCTCACCATTTTGTACGACTAGCCCAATATGCAGCCGACATCTTACCTTTTTTAATATTCTTTGCGTGTCGAGCTTTGAAGCTTTTACGCTTTGCTTTGTCTGCTTCGCTCTCTCCTGCTCTTGGTGGTTTTGTCTTTGCGCCTTGCTGACCGAATCGAATCAGCTTGTATTGTTCGCCTTCTTTTGCTAGAACAATATGACTTTTTGATTTATGCCCTGGTGTTCGCTTTGGCTTGTTTACACCTTGTAAATTATGCTTGTCGATAAGATTTTTAACACGCTTTGGAACTGCCATGACTACACCAAACTAGGATTAATTTTTAACGTCTTTTTGCTTGTAAGCTTAAATTCAACCGGAGTTAAAACGGAATTTGTGACTTGTATAATTAAGTTGTACTGTCCATCCCCTAGACTCGTAGTTTCGGCAGGAGTCAGAAAAGCCTCGAAATATTCATTTGCTGAGTCCTTATTTAGTGAGTTTTTAGTTATAAGGTGCGTGTCTGGATCGCTTGCTTTTGTTACATAAAGTTTAGCTACCCAATTCTCATCGAGCGTCGAATAGCTTGATACCTTAACTTTTATCAGCGGTAAATTATCGCCTTCTATAATTTCGTAGTCGTAGCTCATTTTATTCTAACTCCAGAGTTATAGTGTCGTTCGTTATTTCAGCAAGTATTAACTCAGTGCTGACCTCTAACACCTGTTCGTTTTCTGTAAATTGTAGCGTAAGAGTGTCTCCGACTGCAAAGCCTTGACCTAATCCAAGAGTCATTATGCTCATGTCCTTGGCCTTCTTTCGAATACGCTGCTGACTGTTGCATTTCCTTGAGCGTCGAGCATATCAAATTCGAATAATACGGTAGTTCCGTCAGAATCGTAAAACTTGAGCCTTCTTGTTTCTGCGTCGAGCTTCCAAGCTCCCGAATTAATCTGATAGATTCGGCGCATTATTTCGGATGCGTACTGACTCGCAATACTTGTTTGCCAGACGGCTTGTGCTATTTCTTGTGGATCTGTTATCACTTCGTCACCTTGAGTTTCGAACTCGTAAAAAACTGTCAGGGTACTACCTGCTGAAGGCATTGTACTTGTTAGCGTATCTGCATCGAAACGAAAAAAATAATTTCCGCTCTCTTCAATTATATCAAAATCCGCACCTGTGGCTATCAGGTGGTAGTTTTGCAATTCTGGGTACAGATTACCGGAATTTGTCTGAATCCACGCCCTGACTTTTTTGTTTTCTCTGGGCTGTGCTGTAAGTTGAACTTTTCCGTCTGCTATTGTTTGAGAGTCGAGCGTGAATGTATCAGTCTGTTGAGTTATCGTCAGCTCTCTAAATTCCCCAGAAATTTTTGATGCAAAAATAG